ACGAGCCTCTAAGTCATCCCATCTTATTCCAGCATCTTTACACCATTGTGTAATAACGTGCATTGGTATAGTACCAACAAGACGATTCTCACCTGTCATGCCATGCTTACCCTTTCGTAAGTCTTCGGCACGATCTAAGACACCTTGATTATCATAAGTTTTTGCAACTATGATCTTATTATCTTTTTTATCAAAATGTACCTGTTCTTTAATCTGCATCCTTATCTCCTATAAAAGTGTGGGAAGTTAAGGAGGACTCCCCACACCGTTAGTTTACCTCAAATATTATGAAGTAGAACAATCAGCCACTAATCCTGAAGCCTTCTCGTTTTTAGAAACAAGAGTTAATTCAGTTAGAACCTGACGTGTTGTGTTATCACCAGTCTTAGCAAGTTCAGTATTCTTAGTAGGTCTAAGAACAGCTGCACAGAACATATCGTCTTGGATAATCCAAACATCACGTGATTGGTTCTCACGAGATGGGATAAACTCAACAGTTCCCCACGGAGTAACGTATACATCCATGTGCTTAACAACTTTTTGACTTTCTGATTTAACAGTTGATCTTTGGTTGTTATTACCTGTGAAGCCTAGAGCGATGTTCATTTGGAAAGCAGACAAGTAAACTGAAGAAGCCTTACCACCGTTAGTCCAAATAGACTGCATACAAGCATCAAAGTCAGCTTGAGTAAACGCTGTCTGAGTACCATTAGTACGAGCTGTGTTACCCGGAACTGATCCAGTTGGGTTAGCACCACCTGATCCACCAATGTTTGTTACATTAGATTTCATGTATGCGCCTAGACCAGCTAGTTCACGTGCCGCAGAAGCTGAACCAGCTTCATACTTATTGTTAGCAAACAAAGCCTTCTCAATGTCTAGCTTTTGCTCTTTAGCAATTTTAAGCACTTGGTATGCCATCTCAGCCGCACGACCAGCTTTATCTAGTCCTTCGTCTGTATCAGGAATTACTACAGCGTTTTTAAAGATTTGCGTGTAGTTACCTAAACGAGTAGTTGCAGTTCTTGCTTCCGCAGTAGTTGCATCACCCTCAATATGAGCGTTAGCTGCTGATGCACGTAGAGCATCTGTCTGCCACTCATGGTAAGTGTTACTTGCTTTTGTTTTTTGTAGCGATGAGTAAAAAGGAGTTTCTTCAGGACTTACATCATATATAACATTTGATAAGTCTTCACGGATACCCTTAACGTCATAGCTGTCGAACGTATTACTTGGCTGTGCCATAATATTTCTCCATTATGTATTAAGTATCAGCTCAAGTGCATCTTTCATGTCACCTGAACCCTTGAGTTTTGCCATTTGGCGTGAACGAACTTTAGCTTTTGGAGTAGATACTTTCTTAGCGCCGGGTTTTATTACAGAGTTCGCAGACTGAGTTTTAACTTTAGCCTTTGACTTACCTGAAATAATATCCTGATACTTTTGAGCATCATGCAAAACCTTAATGGCTCTTGCATCAGTTATTTGAGAAATTTCATCATTGGTATAACCATAATGAGTTGTTCCTGTTTGTACCAATTTTTCCCTAAGAATTTGAGATTTTTTTTCATCTGCAAAATCAGGAATATCTTTTTGTAGTATTTGCATTTGCTCTTGTAAATAAGCCTTCTGTGCATTTTCTGAAGCCACACTACTTTGTTGTGAGACTTGCTGAATTTGTGCCATCTGCTGATTGTACGCACCCATTTCTTCTTCATAAGTAATGTTCTTTTGCATATATCCTATTGGATCAGCATCAAACAGTTCCTTAGAAGGTTTAACGGGTTGAGGTGCAATTCCACCTTGTTGTATTGATTGGTATAACTCTGCTATTACTTGTCGTTCATTATTTAATGCTTCGTAAACAGTAGCCACTTCTTTCTTCATGTCTGCTGTCTCTTGCATACCTTTTTGGACATACTGTTGCCCACTATAGCCTTGCTTTAAGTCCTCTAAGGATACCTCAGTCTCCTGTCCATCTACCTTGACAGAATACATTTGAGGCTCTTCAGAACGAGCATCCTCTACTTGGTCTTCGTAATCCTCATCCGAGTCGGAGGCTTCTACCTCTTCATCTTCTGTTACATCTTCTTCAGAGTCAATTTCTTCTTCTACCTCAGACTCAGCAGAAATTTCTTCTGTTTCCTGAGTTTCTTCTTCAATAGTATCTTCAATTATCTCTTCAGGAGCAATTAAGCTCGATATAGCACTTTCTATAGTGCCATCCATTTGGTTTTCAGTCGCTTCACTCACGGTGCTGATTCTCCTTTGGTTAGTTTGCGATTGTACATTACCTCATCCGTTTTTACGGAGTCGAAATAATCATCAATCTTTCTAAGCGCACATATAATATCGTGTGCTTTCTCACGCTGCTCTGTACTAGAGTCAGCTTCTACAAAAACAGCTACTTGCTGCTCAGTAATCTCTTTTATGGCTAATTGAAACGTGTCATCAGCCTGTAATGTTCTCATCTTAGCAGATTTTTCTACTATTGAAAGTTGGTTAGACACTAAAATCTACCCCCACTAACTGCCTGTGATGGTGTTGCATCTGGGTATCTTGCCTCATCTTGTGCCTTCTTAATGTTTGCAGTATCAACAGCAGTTCCGTATTTACCTAGTATTTCTGCTGCTTTTATTAATAAGTCTTGATCCATCTTATCTCGATCTCTATCATCTACAGCAATAGCTTTCTGTGCTTCTATCTGTAGTTTAAGCTGTTGCATTTCCATTTGTTTGTCAGCGTTGTATTGCTCTGATTGGACTAGAGCCTCTGCATCAGTCATTGCAGTCTCTTGTTCTTGAGCAGCTAGTTCTTCTTGTTGTTGTACTAACTGTGCTTCAGTCTCAGGAGTCATTGGGTTGAAGTATCTATCAATATTCTTAATACCAGCTAAAGCCAACATATCACCAAGCGTATTCCTAATACCTGTCATAGTGACTAATCCATTAGAAGTGCCATAACTTTGCCAAATTTGCATCTGCATTGTCAGAGCTTGTTGTAACGCCATCTGCCTAGTCTCTTCTTTACCAGTTCCTAACCCTACATTTGTAGTTACATCCATGCTTGTGTTCCATGAACGTGGATCAATAGGCACAAACTCACCATGTAAACGCATCATAGTCTCTTCACAGCTATTTTCTACTAAGAGATGTAACATTAGTTTAAACAAACGCTTCATGCCACCCTCGGCAATATTTCGAGCCATGACCTCTATCTGAGCTGAACCTTGTTGGGCTTGTAATCGAGCCGCAGTTGCTGAAGTATTCTGTAAAGCATCAGGATCAAGTCCTTGTGATGCCTTCGATACTCCTGTTTTACCTTCAATGGTGTTATCCAAATACTGCATGGCTGTTAATACTTGACCAGCTACAAATGGCGTGGCAATATCTACTAATGCTTGTGGTGACTTCATTCTAACCAGTCCACCAATCTCATTGTTCATTAAATCGTCTACGTTAACCTGTCCTTGTACATAACCCTGTCTAGGAGAGTTTGTTAACGCTACGTTGTCCATCATTCCTCTGAGCATAGCTGTAGAAGAGTCTTGGTCGTTCATAATGAGGTCTGCTACACTTCTACCAAAGAATGTATGTGGTTCAGGATCAACCTCAAAGACTGCGAATGGTACTTCACCCCACTCTTCACACTCTAAGAGCTTGTTATCACCACCAGCCATAAGAATACGGTACATTGAGGCAATGCCTGTACCTTCCTTGTCCATCTTCATGTAGGCTTCAGTAACAGCCACTAATTTCATTGATACGTCTGCTGTATTAGCTTCTTCGTCTTGCTCATAGCCTTTACGCTCAAATGCTTCGGAATCGGTGTATGTATCATCAGAAGATAAGCCTGAGAGTTCAGATACTACGTCATAATCGTAACCCATCTGCACAAGATCACTTACTCGCATCTCTGTTCTGTGTGCCACTATGTAAGCATCCTCAACAGACTTAGCATTACGGTCAACAATAAACTCTTCAGGTGGTAACGCCTCAATACATAACTTTCCTTTCTCTTTTTTGTAGCTAACCTTTAATGTGTACTGTGGCATTTGCATTTCCATGCCTTCAGGACTCATTTCAGTAGTCATTTCTACAGATTGCTCAATTACTGTTGCATCGTCTTCATTAACAATAGCAGCCATCTCTTCTTCTGTGACATTTGAGAAATTAAAGAACTCTTCTTCTGTGTTATCTTCCCACCACACTTTAAGAACGCCTGTCTTTTTAACTAATGCATCATGGATCACATCATTCAATAACGTGTAGCCATTAAGCTCATTAAAACGGTAGTTAGCGTATTTTGTAGCCTGTTCTGCACCCTTAACGTCTTCTTGGCTAGTAGGAATGAACTCTACTGCATTTTCTGACGATAAGAACACACGCATTAGACTTGGCTTGATTGCTCGGATTGTATCTCTGACCTTAGTAGCAACAATTCTGCTTCTACCATCTTCTTGCCCTATGTCAGTTTCACCTTCAAAGTAACGCTGAGATTTTATCCGATCTTCAGCAATCTCACTCTCAATGAAACTAATAGCACTTGTAACTGCATCACTTGCAATATCTTGTACTTGGTCATCTGTCATTTTCTCTAATTTTGCCATGTTTAATGCCTGTTATTGGTTTCTTCTATCTTCAAATTCTGATTGTGATTGATAAAGTATTTCAAGTAAACCACCTATACCTTGATAGCTAGGAGTCGGTAATTTATCTAACTTGCCTGTAGCATACCCTAGTGCATTAGTTGCCTCTCCTACAATTCTTGGCGATGAAGCAGCTAAAGCAGTTGCAGCAGTTACTGGATCAATTGCACCAGTTAACGCTCCTAAACTTGATACGCTTGGAGTAATTGCACCTTGTAAACCTTTAGGCATAATGCTTTGAACTTGTGTACCAGCTAATTCAGACATAAATCTTTCACCACCTAAATTTTCTAATTCCTTGCCTAATTTTGCTCTTTGTCCGTTGTTTGTAATTACATTATCTTTTAATAAAGAGTTTAGTTTTCTAATTGCTGTGTCTAAACTAGCACCTTTTTTATTAGGTAACGATAAAGTTTTAGTAATTTGTGTAATTAGCTCTGAGGCATCGCCATATTCTTTCATAGCTCTTGCATATCCCGGAGCTTGTGCAACAATTGTATCTTTTACTGAGTGGTAAACATTTTGTGCCATTGCTTTTGCAGTTCCATTAGCGATAGGAACGTCTTCTACTATACTATATAAAGCCTGTTTAAGAGCATCTAATCCTTCAGGAGTATGATGAGTGCTAGGATCATTCTTTTTCCATTCATCAATTTTAGCTTTAATTTTATTTAATGCCTCTAAACCAACATGATCTTTAATTGTACCTTTGTACATTACCATCTTCTCAGCTCTTACTAACGATTCATTAACACCATCAAATTTTAA